CCGTGTCGTCTTTTGGAGGGTTCGCACACGGCAGCAAAACAACCCCGGCCGAACGGAGCGAAACATGGACATCACCACCGCGACCACCACCACCACCGCTGACCAGGACCTGGACGCGCTGCTGGCCGAAACCGCTGGAGCGTCCAAGCTGGCCAGCTTTCGGGACGCCTTTGAGGACGCGCGCGCCTTCGGCACGGAGGCGGACCGCGCCGCGGCGCATGACGCGTGGATGGAGGCGGAAGCGGAGGAGCGCCAGCTGTGGGTCCTGGCGCATGACCGCGCGGTGGCCGCGCTCCGGAGCGCGCGCGCCGCCGAAGCGGAAGTGTTCGCCCAGCTGGAGGCGTACACCGGGAACGTGGCCGGCCGCGCGCTGCTGAACCAGAAGCTGGCGCGCGCGCGGTACGCCACCACGGTGGCGCTGGAAACGCTGAAGGGACTGTGACACGCCGGGGGGGGGATACCTGGACGGCCCTTCGGGGCCGCCTTTTCGGCCGCTGGCCGGGATTGGAAGCGAAACATGATGGCGAAGCGATTGTCCCACGACGGACTGACGCGCCGGACGTGGCTTTTCACGGGGTCCGTTCGCGGTGACGTGAACGCGGAAGTCCACTGGTGGATTCTCAACCAGTACACGCGGGAGGAACGCGCCACGGTGGACGGTCCGTTCGTGGTGGTCGCGCGATATGACCGGAAGCGGACGCGGAATCCGGACGCCCAGGGGAAGCGCCGCAAAATCACGCTGGTCCTGGAAGGGGCCGCGGAACGCGTGATGAAGGAACATGGCGTGGACCATGAAATCCGCCTGTTGGCGGTGGGAACCATCCGCGTGGGCGTGTGGAGCGAAGTCCTGTTGGCCGAAGGAATGGAAGGGGATGAATCATGCCGCGAGTGACCGTGACGGTGGACCTGGACGTGGAGCGGGACCGCGTGGACGTGGACGTGGTGGCCGTGTGGGAACCGGACGACGACGGCCCCGCGCTGGAGGCTGTCCTGGAGGGTGGCGAACCGGTGGCCGTTCCCGCCGCGGGGATGCGCCGGATTCACGCGGCCATCCAGGACGCGTGGGAGGAATGGCGGAAGGACCAGCGGGAGCGGTGGGCGGACGAACGCGCGGAAGCTATCGCGGAGGACCGCGCGTTTTGGCGTGACCGGGGCCACCGGTGACGGAGCGCGAACAGCAGCAGCTGGCGGCCGCGTATCAGGCCGCCGCCCAGGCGCTGGCAACGCTCCGCCAGGCGTTGGCGGAGGCCGGCGTGGCGCTCCCGGACGATGGCGCCGCGGCCAGGGAAGCGCGCCGCCGGGAGGCGGACCGGGAGCGGTCCCGCCGCCGCCGGGAGCGGTCCCGCGTCACGCCGGAAACCGTGACGGTCCGCGTGACGCGTCACGGTGAAAAGCGTGACAGTCCGCGTGACGCGGTAGGGTGTCACGCTCAAAACCGTGACAATCCGCGTGACGCGGAGGGTCGCGCGCCCACGCGCGTTCCTTATAGAGAAGATTTAAGTACTTCTCCCCCTTTGTCTTTCGCTCCGCTCAAGACAAACCCCACCCCAACGGACGCGGACGTGATTTCGGGGGACCCGGACGCGCTGGCCATCCTGGCGGCCCTGGAGGACACCACCCCGCCGGCTCCGGAGGCGCCCAGCGCCGGGACCGCTCCGGTGGCGATGGCCCAGGAACGGCCCGCGCTTCGCCCAGGACGCACGAACGCCACCCCGGACGGGTCCGTGGAGGGTCCAGCCGCTCCGGACGCGCCAGCGGCCAAACGCGGCCGCCGGCCTCCCGCCGGTCCGGATGCCGGGACGGACGCGGCCAGAGTGTGGGAAGCGTACCTGGCCGCGGTGGCCCCGCTGGGCCTTCGTCCACGGTGGGTCCGGAGCCGGGGGGAACTACTCCAGCGCCGGCTGGCCACCTGGTCCGTGGAGGACCTGGGCCGGTCCATCCAGGGGTATCTTCGGAGCGGCTTCCACACCGGCCAGAACGATGGCGGGAAGCTGTACCTGGACCCGGAACTGTTGTGGCGGAATGACCAGAAGGTGGAGGCCGGCCTGGCGTACCTTGACGCCAAGCGGCCGGTGAAGCGTGGGCCGGTGGTTCACGGGATAGAGGATGAATGGTCCGCGCATTTCGCGCGGCGGGACGGCCACGAAACGGCCGAACGGAGCGAAGCATGACGGACAAGCAAATCCGAAAGCTGGAGCGCCTGGAGCGCCTGGCGACACCTGGACCCTGGACGTTCCGGCCTGAACCGGCCGCGGAACACGTGGAGGGCCAGTTCTACGTGGCCAGCACCCAGAACACCGCGACGGAGCGCCAGGCGCTCCGGGACGCGCGGTTCATCATGGCGGCGCGGCTCCACCTGGGCGCGCTGGTTCAGGAAAGCCGGGACGCGGTGGTGGCCATGGCGGAGTACCAGCGGCGGACGGAGTACGCGGAAAACATGAACGCGCTGGCGTGGCATCGTGTGGAGGAAACCGTGGGGAAACTGAAGGCGGCCCAGCTGGAGCGGGACGACGCGCTGGCCGCGCGGGACGCGCTCCACGTCGAACTGGAGCGATACCTACCGGCCGCGGAGGAATGGGGGACGGCCCTGGCGCGCCAGGTGAAGGAAACCCAGGCCGCGGTTCGACACATCGAAAAGCTGGAGAAGCGCCTGGAGGCCATGACGGCGGAGCGGAACCAGCTGAAGCGGGACGTGGCCGCGCTCCAGATGGCGCTGAATCGGGGGACGCCATGAGCGGACAGAAGGGACAGCCGCGGATTGGTTCGCTGTTCGCGGGAATCGGAGGGTTTGACCTAGGATTCCAGCGCGCGGGTTTTGCCAGCGCGTTCGTGTGTGAGATTGACCCCGCCGCTCAAGGGGTCCTCCGTCATCGGTTTCCGGAGGCCCAGCTGTTCGCGGACGTGTGCGCCATCGGCGCCCATAACCTTCCCGCGGTGGACGTGGTGACGTTCGGGAGTCCATGCCAGGACCTGTCCGTGGCTGGGAATCGCGCCGGCTTGGCCGGTGAACGAAGTGGCTTGTTTTTTCAGGCGGTCCGCGTAATCCGCGAACTGCGGGAGCGTTATGGAAAACCAGATTTCGCTGTTTGGGAAAACGTCCCCGGAGCCTTCAGCAGCAACGGAGGCGCCGACTTCGCCGCTGTCATTGACGCGCTGGCAAACATCGGGGCGGTGGACATCGCGTGGCGAGTCCTGGACAGCCAGAACTTCGGAGTCGCCCAGAGAAGGCGCCGCGTGTTCCTTGTCGCAGATTTTGCTGGAGAACGCGCCCAGCAGATACTGTTTGAGTCCGAAGGCTTGTGCGGGAATCATCCGAAGGGCGGACAAAAAAGGAAAGGCGCTTCCGCCGATTCTTCGCGCGGCGCTGGAAACAGTGCTTCAAAATGGCCCGCAACGGTAGGGGAAACGCTCACCGCATCATTGGGGGACAAGTGGGGGCTGGAGGACCAGCACGCGTTGGGCGGCGCGCCGCTTTTTGTTCCCGTGTGGCGTGGAAGTGACCAGGCCAACGCGGAAACGCTGGAGGACAAGGCCGGAACGCTGAACCGGAACGCGGGACAAAGCGGTGGGATTCTGTTTCACCAGCCGGACCCGTCCGCCATCGTGAACGTCCGCCGGCTGACACCGGTGGAGTGTGAACGGCTCCAGGGATTCCCGGACGGATGGACCAGCGGCGGAGTGGACGAAACTGGCCGGCTCCGCGCCCAATCGGATGCGCCGCGGTACAAACAGCTGGGAAACGCTGTCACCGTGAACGTGGCGGAGTGGATTGGGCGAAGGATGGCCACCGTGATGAACCACCCCGCAAATGAACCAGCGCCGGCCGTGGCGCCGCCCGATGTGGCCGCCGCCGCGCCTACGCTGGAGCGCGTCAATGGGGACGATTCGGACGCGCTCCCGGACCTGAAGGTGGAGGACCACGAACTGGCCGGATTGGACGCTGGCGAACAAGACGCGCTGTTTATGGAGAAGCGGCTGGAGCAAACGCTGTTCCAGCTGGGGATTGTCACGGGGGAGCGGGACCGGCTGGAGGAACAGCTGGCCGTGACCCGCCACAACATCCGCGCCGAACAAGCCACCGCGGGCCAGCTGCGGGTGGACCTAAAGCACGCCGGGGAACAGCTGCGGGAAGCCAACAGGGCCGCGGACTACTTCCGCGAACAGCAGAACAAGGCCGCCGCGGAGCGGGACGCGCTCCAGCGCGAACTGGACAGGACCCGCGCGGGACGCCATGACGCGGAGCCGGTGGGGGCCGAACTGGCCAGCGCCAAGGCCCAGCTGGAGTGGATGGAAACGATGCTGGAGTCCACGCGCGTGGAACATGACCGGCGGATGGAAACGATGAAGGCCCGCGTGGCTTGTCTCCGCGCCGTCCTCCAGGTGGTCCGCGGACGGGGTGAAGCATGATGGACGGAACCAATCCCCGCGCGTGGCTGGACGCGCTCCGCCATCGCGCCACGGCCAGCCTGGACGTGGTGGCCCAGGCGGACCAGCTGGAGGCGGAAGCGCGCGCCCAGCACCTAGAGCGCCGCCGGAACCGGCTCCGCGCCGCCGGCGCACTGGACCCGGAGGCGACAGCTGCGGCCGTGGAGGCCATCGGCCACTGTCCCCGCGTCGAAGGCCACCCTGGAAGCGCCGCCGCCGCCCAAGCCGTGGAACTGTTCTTGACGGAGCAAACCGCGCGCGTCCTAGTCCTGGCCGGCCCCACCGGCCGTGGGAAGTCCTTCGCGGCCACCTGGGCGCTGGCGGAGTACCACCACGCCGGCGTGTGGCTGTCCGCCGCGGAGTGTCGCGTGGCCGGCTGGGACGAACTACGGCCGAAGGCCGCCGCGTCCAAGCTGCTGGTGGTGGACGACCTGGGCCGGGAATCCACGGATTGGTCCGCGCGCGAACTGGGGGACCTGGTGGAACTGCGGTTCAATCGCGGCCATCGAACGGTCATCACGACTAATTTGACGACGCGCGCGCTTTTCCAGCGATACGGGGACAGGGTAGAGTCCCGGCTGTCGGATGCGCGCTTTTCGCGCGTCGCTGAAACACCTGGGCCGGATTTGCGCCGGCGGAGGACGTGACCATGGGATGGACGTGTGACCAGCTGGCCCGCGTGGTGTACGCGGACGGGGACCAGGTGACGTGTGACAAATGCGCCAAGGCCGGGGCTTGCTTGGCCCCGGTGGCCGTGGATGCCGCGCCGGTGGGGACCGTGGTTCCGCCGCCGGCCCCGTCGAACGCCACCGGCGCCACCACGAACGGCTGAACCACCCCGCCACCTGGCGCCTGGAGCGAACCATGACCCCGAACGAAGGGCCGCCCACGGCCTTTGACCTGGACACCTGGGCGCGCGACGCGGCGCGCCTGGTGGTGTGTCCCGGCTGTTACGGTTCGGGCCAGCGGCCCACGCCGGCGGCCGTGGACCCGGACGGGTGGGAACTTTGCGGCCGCTGTCGCGGAGCCGGCCGCGCGCCGGCGGACCCGCACGTGACCCGCCTGGTGGAGCGCGTCCGCGACCTGGAGCGCCAGCTGGCGGAGGAATCCAGCCGCGTGGCCGCCATCCGGGACGCGTTCGACGCGTGGAAGGTGGCGTCCTGCGCGAAGGCCGCGGCCCCGGTAGCGCCATGACAGCCTCCACCACGCGGACGGTGGACGTGATGGAGGACGCCAGCGGCCTGGTCCTTCGGTTCACCTGGTCCGCGGACGAACAGGTGGAACCGGTGGTCCGGTTCATTGGGGCGCGCGGCCGCGGGGTTCCGGCGTCCGTCATCACCCTGGCGTTCCTGGTCCTCCGGGACCCCGCCCAGCTGGGCCGCTCCCCTTTCGTGGAGGACTCGACACCACCACCGGCGCCTCCATCGCCCACCAGCTGGTGGCGCCGCTTGTTCCGGAGGACACCATGACCGTGACACGTGCCGCGGCCACCGCGCTGGAGTGGCAACAGGACCCGCCGGCGGACGCCATGGGGTGGGAGGCCGCCCAGGCGTACGCGGCCGGCCTGGGCGACGGGTGGCGCCTCCCCACCGTCCCCGAACTGGTGGGCCTGTGGGACTACTCCACCGGAGGCTGTCCACTGTTCCCTTGGATGGACGGCTGGCATTGGACCGCGGACCGGTACGTGGGGCCGGACGTGAACCCGGAGGCGCCCAGCGCCTGGGCCGTCCTGTTCCGTGACGGGTCCCTGGACGACGTGGGCCTGACGTTCCCGGCCGCGGTCCGTTGTGTCCGGACACTGGCGCCATGACGCTGGACGAACTGAAGGATGGCGTGGCGCGGATGCTACGCGTCCGCCGTCCAGTGGCCTCCCGCGTGGTTCGGTGGCTTCGCCAGCTGTACGAACGGAACGCGGTTCATGGGGAGGCCGGCCTGGTTCCGTTTGTCGGTGGCGCCCACGGCCTGAACGTCCTGGTGGGGACAGTGGACTACCGGGACCACGCGGTGGGATGCGCCTGGTGTGGCGAGTTCATCGCGGACCACGCGGAGGCGCTGGTGGAGGGGTCCCGCGCGGTGGTCCTGGACCCGGACAGTCTCCCGCGCGACCTGGCGCCGCTCCAGCTTCACCCCGCGGTCCTGTATTGCGGCGGATGCTGGGCCACCCTGGCGCCGCACCTTCGCGCGGTCCTGGGCGTGGAGGACGTGGCCCAATGACACGACGCGGCGACCAAACGTGCGACACGTGCGGCTGTCCCTTGACGCTGCTGCGGGGGGAGCGCCGCCGCCTTTGCGCCAGGTGTGGTGATGGCGTCCGCGCGCCCAGGGCTGTCATTCCGTGCGCCTCCCCCGGATGCGCCGGTGGCGTGGCCCCGTCCAGCGTGTCCGGCCTTTGCATCACGTGTCGAACGTCCCCCCGGCGCCGCGCCCAGCTGGCCGCCCAGGCCCAGCTGGCGGGACCCATTCCGGAGTCCGCCGCGATTCCGGAGCGGTCCACGCTGGATTCCGGAATGGCGCGGCCGGCTCCACGCCGCGGTCCGTGCGCCAGCTGCGGGGTTATGACCGGCCGCGGGAACCTGACCGGATATTGTGGCGCTTGTCAGGCGCTGGCCCGCGCGTGTGTGGTGGAGGGATGCACGGTTCGGACGGCCGCGTTTAGCCGGTCCGGATTGTGCCGCGACCACGCCGGCCTTTGGCGCCACTACCCGCGGAGCCGGACGTGACCTGGTGGGCGGAGGACCAGCGGCCGGCCACGGCCAGCATGGGGACCCGCGCGCGCCAGCGGTGGGACCAGCTATCCCGCGACGCGCGGGAGGTGGTAAAGGTAGGGGAGGACCACCTGGCGGTCCGGTGGCCCATGTCCGGCTGGCAGCATTGGCGCCGGATGGACCGCGAATGGTGCGAACAAGTCCAGGACGCCACGGACCGCGCCCACGCGGTTCAGCTGGCAACAGCGGCCGCCGGCCGGTGACGGAGCGAAACGTGTTCAATGTTCGGAACGCAACGCCTGACGATTTTCCGCTGATATTTGCCACGTGGCTCCGGTCCTATCGACACGGCGGCCAGTTCACGCGGCGCATCCCGGAGCGCGTTTATTTCGCGCGCCACCACCGCGTCATTGAACGCCTGTTGGACGGCTGTTCCGTCCGTGTGGCCGCGTCCGCGGAGGACACGGACGTGATTCTGGGGTGGGCCGTCCTGGAACCGGGGTGTGTCCATTTCGTGTACGTGAAGCCCGCGTTTCGACGCATGGGCCTGGCGTCCGCGCTGCTGGCGGACGTGAACTGGCCGGCCACCAGCTACTCCCACGAAACCTTCACCCTTCGGATTCCGGAGATTGGCGAACGCCTGGCCCAATCCCCGTTTGACCCGTACCAGGCGCTGGACAGGAGTGACGCATGACAGCAGCAGCACCGGCCGCGGCCCCGCCGCGGACCATGGCCACCATCGAAGCGGAGTGTCGGGACGCGCTGTTCCGCGCCGGCCAGCTGAAGTATCAGGCCCACCTGGCGGACCGCGAACTGGCGGACGTGATGGCGAAGATTTACGCCCTGAACACGGAGGCGTTCGCCATGAACCAGGCCAAGGCCGCCGCCCAAGCGGAACTGGCCGCGGAGGCCGCCCAGGCCGCCGGCGCGCCGGCCGTGGATGGAGGCGCCAATGTCGAAGGCTGACGCCACGGCCACACCGGCCGCTCCCGCGACGCCGGGACGTGAACGTGTCGCGGACGTTCGGATTCAGTCCGGCGGATGCCACTGGTCCGGCGCGCGCCTGGTCACACACCTGACGACGGATGGCGCCAAGGTGGGCGTGTCCGGCGCCAACGTGGTGGTGGCGGAGGAAATGACCCTCCACCCCGCCGGCGTCCTGGTGGTGGAGGCCAACGCGCGGACCATCGTTCCGTACGCCCGCGTGGAAACCATCCGCCTGGCATGACGCGGCGGAAGGGACAGGCGCCAGCGTCCCCGGCGCCACGTGCAAAGGCCAAGGCCGCGAAGGCGTCCCCGGTGGCCCCGGCGTCCCCGAAGGCCAGCGCGTCCCCTCCGCGGCCGAAACCGCGCCAGGAGGCGCGCCTGGCCGCCGGGGAACTGACACCCAAACAGCAGCGGTGGGTGGCGGAGTACCTGGTGGACCTGGACGCCACGAAGGCCGCGCTCCGCGCCGGATACAAGCCGGCATCCGCAAAGGCTACCGGCCACCGGCTGTCCCAGCTTCCGGAAGTCCAAGCCAAGGTCCGCGCCGCTCAGGCGCGCGTGACGGCCCAGCTGGAGGTGACAGCGAAGGACGTTCTGGCCGAACTGGCCAAGGTGGGGATGGACCCGGACGTGTCCCCCACGAAAGTCCGCGCCCTGGAACTGCTGGGAAAGCATTTCCAGCTGTTCGTGGAGCGCGTGGACATGAACGTGTCCGCCATGTCCGCGGAGGACCGCGCCGCGCGCGCCGCCGCGCTGCTGGAGGCCGCCAAGCGGCGGATGATTCTGGCCGCCGGCGGGGACACCGGGGACGGTGACGCATGACCACCGCGGACCTGTCCCCCGTCCAGCTGGCGCGCCTGGTGGAGTACCTGGACCCCATGGAGCGCGCCGAACTGGACGCCCTGCTGGTGGCATCCCCGGTGGCGCCCACGTTTGGGGACGCCGCGTTCCAGGAACAGCAGGCGTTCCTGGACGACCCTTCCCCCCTCCGCGTGGTCCTTTGCACTCGACGGAGCGGGAAAAGCTATGGCGCCGGCCTGGCGCTGTTCCGCGCCGCGTTCGCCACGCCTGGCGTGTCCTGCCTGTACGTGGCCCTGACGCGCGCCAGCGCCAAGCGGATTCTGTGGAAGGACGTTCTGAAGGTGGTGGACCGGGAAAAGCAGCTGGGATGCCGGTTCAATGAAACGGAACTATCCGTGACCCTCCCCAACGGGTCCGTGATTTACCTGTTGGGCTTGGACGCGGACGAAGGCGAAAAGGAAAAGGCGCTGGGCCAGAAGTTCGCGGCCGTGGTGGTGGATGAAGCCGCGTCCTTCAGCATTGACCTGAACGAACTGGTGTACGGCATCCTGAAGCCCGCGGTGGCGGACTACCGCGGCCAGATTTCGCTCATTGGAACGCCTGGCAACCTGAAGCGCGGCCTGTTTTTTGACCTGACGGAAGGCCAAGATCCCGGCGCGCCTGGCCGGTGGTCCCTTCGCGGCTGGAGCGGCCACCGGTGGAGCGCGCGCGACAATCCACACATGGCGGACAAGTGGGCCGCGGAGGTGGAGGAACTGCGCGCGGCCAATCCGCGCATCGAAGAAACCCCGCTGTTCCGCCAGCACTACCTGGGCCAGTGGGTGGTGGACGACGACGCGCGCGTGTACCGGTGGGACCGCGCCAGGAACGGATGGAACGGACAGCTTCCGTCCATCGCTGGCCGCGGCGGGTGGCATCACGTTATTGGCCTGGACCTGGGGTTCAATGATTCAACCGCGTGGGTGGTGGCCGCGTACCACGACGCGGACCGGACGCTGTTCCTGCTGGAGTCGATCAAAGCGGAGCGCCTGGACGTGACGGACGTGGCGACACGGACGAAGGCGCTGCTGGCGCGGTATGACGTGGACCGCGTGGTGGTGGACGGGGCGAACAAGCAAGCGGTGGAAGAACTGAAGCGCCGTCACGGCCTTCCGCTGACGGCCGCGGACAAGTCCGGAAAGGCTGATTTCATCGAAGTGATGAACGGCGACCTGATAACTGGCCGCATCCGCGTGGACGTGGAGCGCGCCGCGTCGCTGGCGGAGGAATGGGAAGGGTTGGTGTGGGATACTCGACACCAGGACCGGCGAGTAGAGCATCCGGCCTGTCCAAACCACGCGGCGGACGCGGCGCTGTACGCCTGGCGGTTCTGTTACGCGTACCTGGCGGAAGCCCCGGTGGCGCGGCCGCCGGCCGGTTCCCCGGAGGCGTTGGCCCAGGAGGCCGCGGACCTGGAGCGCGTGGCGCTGGACGCGTGGGAACAGCGGGAGCGGGAGCGCCGCGAACAGGAAGCATGGAGTGACGGATGGACGTGATGAATGACCAGCTGGTGGAGTGGATGCGCGCGCGCGGGGTCCGCGCCTGGCGTCGCGGGGACACGTACGTGGAACTGGTGTGGCCGGCTCCGGGAGCGGCTCAGGCCCAGGACGACGGCCCCGCCATGCCGCCGGCCCAGGCGTTCGCGGACGTGGATGGCGCCGGCGTGTGTTCGTGCGGCCATTCGTGGCTGGAGCATACGGACCAGGGATGCCTGGCCGGCTGTTCCCATGAGGTGTGTGTGTCCGCCTCCACCGTGGACGGCGGGCCATGACGCGCGCGGTGGCTTGAATGAACCGGTCCGGTGAACAGCTGGACCTATGGAGCGACGAATGACGACGGACAGCAGCATGACGACGGACGCCCAGGTGGAGGCGTCGAACCAGGCGCACATGAACCCGCTGGAGGCCGCGGCCAGGCGCCGGTGGGAGGCGCGCCGCGCGTTGTGCGCCGCCGCCATCGCGGCCGCCGCTGACAGCGCGGAGGCCATCGCCCAGGCCACGGCCGCCGGTGGACGGCCCTGGTGGCCGGCGCTGGCGCCGTTGACGCGGGAGGAACGAACGATTGTCATTCAGACCATCACCACCACGGTGTCCGGGAGTCCCACGTGACCATTGACCGCTCCGCCTTCACCATCCGCGCCACCGGGGCCGCTGGCCGCTCCAGCGCGAACAGTATTCAGTCCGGAACGAACCACCACCGCTGGTGGACGATGGAAGGAACCGCGGCCGCGGACGCCATCGGCATGACCCTGAACCGGATGCGCGACAACATGACCCTGCGCGCGTCCCAGTGGGTGATTTCGGCGCGCCTGTACGGGAACCTGGCGCCCATGGCGCTGGCCGGGATTTCCTTTTCAAAGCTGGCCGCGTCCCAGCCGGCGCTCCGGGACCGTGTTTCTTACAACGTGGTTCAGTCCGTGGTGGACACGGTAACGTCGAAGATTGCCCAGCACCGGCCGCGGCCGCTGTTCCTGACCAGCGGTGGCGACTACCGCCAGCAGCGGAAGGCCAAGGCGCTGAACAAGTTTTCGGATGGCGTGTTCTATGAGAACAACACACACGCCCTGGGCGTGTCCGTGTTCCGTGACGCGGCCGTGTGGGGCGACGGATTCATCCACGTGTTTCCCCACGCGGGACGCGTTCGCCATGAGCGGGTCCTTCCCAATGAACTGTTCGTGGACGACGTGGAAGCCATGTATGGCCAGCCGCGCCAGCTGCACCGCCAAAAGCTGGTGGACCGTGACGTTCTGCTGGAACTGTTCCCGGACCATGCGGACGCCATCCGGACCGCGGCCACCGCGCGCCTGGAGGACACGTCACGCGGGAACATTTCGGATGTTCTGCGGGTGGTGGAGTCCTGGCACCTTCCCAGCGCGCCAGGCGCGGAGGACGGCCGCCACTGTATTTCGATTGAAGGCCAGCTGCTGACGGACATGGAGCGGTGGGACCATGAATGGTTCCCCTTCGCGCGCATCCAGTGGACGCCCCGGCTGTTCGGATACTGGGGACAGGGGCTGTCGGAACAGCTGATGAACCTTCAGATGGAGATAAACAAGCTGCTGTGGGTGATTCAGCGGTCCTTCCACCTGGGCGGTTCGTTCAAGGTGTTCCTGGAGTCCGGGTCAAAGATTGTGAGTGAACACCTGAACAATGACATTGGCGCCATCGTGAAGTACACCGGCCAGCCGCCCACGTACGCCACTCCGCCGCTGGTTCCCCCGGAGATATACGGCCACCTGAACACGCTGGTGGGGAAAGCGTACGAACTGGCCGGCGTGTCCCAGCTGTCCGCCGGAAGCATGAAGCCGGCCGGCCTGAACAGCGGCCGCGCGCTCCGGGAAATGGTGGACATTGAATCGGATCGGTTCGCGGTTATCGGCCGCGCATATGAACAGCTGTTCCTAGACGTGGCCAAGCTGTCCATCGCCACCGTGAAGCAGCTGGCGGAGGAAGGGGACTATTCAGTGACGGTTCCCGGCCAGGGCGAAACGGCCACCGTTCGCTGGAGCGACGTGAACCTGGACGCGGACGAATACGTGATGCAGGCGTTTCCGGTTTCGTCGCTCCCGCGCGACCCCGCCGGCCGCCTCCAGACCATCCAGGAATACGCCCAGGCGGGGTTCCTGTCGCCACGCCAGGCGCGCCGGCTGTTGGATTTCCCGGACCTGGAGCAAGTGGAGGGATTGGCCAACGCGTCGGAGGATTACCTTTGCAGCATCCTGGACGCCATCGTGGACCGCGGGGAGTACACGCCACCGGAGCCGTTCGACGACCTGGCGATGGCGAAGGAAATGGCGCTGGAATACTATTCTCGCGGACGCGCCGCCGGCCTGGAGGAAGAACGCCTGGACCTGTTGCGGACGTTCCTGGCGCAAATCACGGAACTGGAGAACCCGCCGCCGGCGCCTGAAGCGCCTGGCGCTGGGCCGGATGCCGGCCTGGGCGGGATGGCCGAACAGCTGGCGGGAATGGTCCCGCCTGGACCGGCTGGTGGAACCGCGGCGCCAATCGCGCCACCGGTCCCGCTGGCCCCAAGTGACCTGGTGGCCCAAGGCGCCGGGTAAACGCGGAGCGACGCATGACGGTGGAAGCAAGTTCGTTCAAAATGGTGGGCGGTCCCCAGACCACGCGCGTGGAAATGCCACGGATGGAGGCGCCGGTCCCTGGCCTTCCGCCGGCGCCGGTCCCCATGGGCGCGGCCAACAGGGTGGGTTCCCCGGAATCGCTCCCCGAACAGCCGGCGGACACGCCGGTGGCGGCCGCCCAGGCGCCCGTGGAGGCCACGGAGGACACGGAGGACGCTACCGCGGTCCCGGAGGCCACCACGCCCACGGAAACCGCGTCCAGCCGCGCCGCACGGTTCGCGGCGCTGGCCCGGAAAGAGGCGGAGATTCACCGCGCGCGCCAGCAGCTGAAGGCGGAGCGCGCCGCGATAGAGGCCCAGGCGCAACAGTCCACCGCCAGCCTGGACTCCATCCGGGACCAGGCGCGGAAGGACCCGCTGGCCGTCCTGGCCCAGCTGGGCCTTTCGTATGAAGGGCTGACGGACCACGTTCTGTCCGGAGGCACCGCGCCGGCCGTGGCCGCGAAGGACGACGTGGCCACTATCCGGGAGGAACTGGCCCAGCTTCGGGAGGAACAGCGGACCGCGCTGGAGCGCGCGGAGCGCGCGGCCCAGGAGCGGCTGAACCAAAGCCAGGAGGCCGTCATTCATAACTTCCGCCGGGAGGCCACGGAGTTCGTGGCCGCGAACGCGGAAAAGTACGAACTGACAGCCGCGAAGAACCAGGGCCACCTGGTGTCCAAGGCCGTGGAGGACCATTTTATGTCCACCGGCCAGCTGTTGCCGTTGACTACCGCGGCGGACCTGGTGGAAAAATGGCTGGAGTCCGAACTGGACGCGTTAGCAGCGACACGGAAATTCCAAGCAAGGGTGGCCGCTCAAGGCCAGCGACAGCAGAACCAGGGAACGAAGCCGTCCGTGAATCCACCGGCCGCGAAACGTCCCGCCACGCTGTCCAACGCCTTCACCGCGTCCGCAACGTCCGCCGCGTCACCACGTCCCCGGTCCGATATGGAACGCATCCAAGCCGCGTTGGCGCGGCTGGATGGCAAGTAAACACACACCGGCGCGCCTGACGCGCCAGCTGGACGCCACGCGTCCGCGAAAGGAAACAAATGGCTTCATTTGATATGGCCGCGGCCAATGCGGCGCTGAAGGAACTTTATGACGACCAGCGGGTGATGTCGCTGGTGTACAAGAACAACCCCTTCATGGCGATGGTCCCGAAGTACACGGAGTTTGGTGGTTCCGTGTTCCCGCTCCCGCTGGTGTTCAACGCCAGCCAGGGCCGGTCCGCCACGTACGCCAACGCCCGCGCGAACCAGACCGCGGCGGAGGTGGTTTCGTTCAAGCTGTCGCGCGTGAAGGACTACTCCATCGCCCAGATCGACAACCAGGTGATGATGGCGTCGCGCACGGACAAAATGGCGTTCGTGAACGGCTCCCAGCTGGTGATCGACAACGCCATCCGAACCCTGACGAACAGCTTGGCCACCGGCCTGTTCCGTTCGGGGACGGGTACGATTGGCACCATCGCCACCGGCGGCATCACGTCCGGCGTGGTCACGCTGTCCAACCCTGGCGACGTGGTGAACTTCGAGCGGAATCAGGTCCTCATCGCCACCAGCACGGACGGCGGCGGAACCCAGCGCGCGGGTGTCGGTTACATCGTGGCCGTGAACCGTACGGCCGGAACCATCACCGTGTCCGCCACCACCTGGGGCGGCGCCGCTGGTTCGCCCACCGGCTGGACCGCTGGCGATTCGCTGGTGATTCAGGGCGACCTGAACGCCAAGCTGTCCGGCCTTCTGGGCTGGCTCCCGCTGAACGCTCCCACCACCGGTGACAACTGGTTCGGTGTGGATCGTTCCGTGGACCCCGTGCGCCTGGCCGGCGTCCGGTACGATGGAAGCGCGCAGAACATCGAAGAGGCGCTGGTGGACGGTTCGCTGTTGGTGGCCCGCGAAGGCGGCGAGCCGGACGTGTGCATTATGTCCTTCGGTTCGTACTCCGCGCTGGAGAAGTCCCTGGGCGCCAAGGCCCAGTACATCACCATGGAGGGTCCGGCGGAAATCGCGTTCCCCGGAATCCTGATCAATGGCGCCCATGGCCAAATCAAGGTGTTCCCGGACCGCAACTGTCCCCCCAAGCGCGCGTTCCTTCTCCAGACGGACACGTGGAAGCTGTACTCCCTGGGCGACGCGCCGCACATCGCGCGGTACGCGGACGGCCTGGAGATGCTGCGTGTGAGTGACGCGGACGCCGCGGAGGTCCGCGTGGTTTCGTACGCCCAGCTGGGGTGCAACGCTCCCGGCTGGAACGGTGTCCTGACGCTGGGCGCTTAATCGTTCGACAATCCGGGGAGGCCGGCCGGGGTCCGCGTGGCCGTGGCCGGCCTTTCCCACAACGGAGGAAAACATGGCAAATCGGATGTTCAACCAGTTTCAGGGAACGCTGGAGAAGGGCGTGGTCCAGCTGTTCGCGGAGGTGTCATTTGGCGCTTCCGGCGCGGCCACGCTGGTCCGCGGAAAGGGAATCGCCAGCGTGGCGAAGTCCGCCACCGGGACGTACGTGGTGACGTTCCAGGACAGTTACGTGGCCACGCTGGGCCTGACCGCCACGTGGAAGGGGACGGCCGCGCCGGCCGCGCCGGACGTGGCGCTGTCCGCGGACGCCATCACGAACGCGGACGCGCCCACGCTGACGCTGAAGGCGTACGCTGGCGCCACCGCGACGGACCCCGCCAGCGGGGAGTCCATCCTGTTGGCGTTCACGCTGTCCAACAGCACCGCGCTGTGATGCGCGACGGAGGCCACCATGACGCATGACGATGACAGCCGGAAGGTGGCGCTGATTCTCGCCCAGCTGAAGCCCACGGAGGGTGTGAAGCTGGGGTTTGGGGACGGCGCGGAGGACGCGGAGGACGCGGAGGCCAGCCTGGAGTCCCAGCTGGAGGACGTGGCCGCCGAACTGGTGGACGCGGTGAAGGCCGGGGACACCAGGGCCGTGGCGGAGGCGCTGAAGGCCGCGTTCCTGGTGTGTGACGCATCCCCCCACGTGGAGGGTGAACACATCGGGGAGGACGACGACGACGAAGGCGCGTCCCACGAACTGGGGGAGCGCCTGGGCGGCCACGCGTACGGTGGCAAGGCCCGCGCGCGATACGCGGACGGCGGGACGGTGGGCGCGCTGGATGCTGGCGTGGTCGCGGACCTGAAGGCCGCGAGCATGATGAAGCGGAAGAACGCCATGGGCTTGGGCGCGCTGGATGCTGGCGCCCTGAAGGACATGGAGGCCGCGGACATGATGAAGCTAAGGAAGGAAATGGCCTTGGGCGCGCTGGACGAAGGCGCCATGCGAACGCTGGAGGCGGAGCGAAAGCGGCGCCGCCTGGCGGACGCGCTGCTGTCGCGGTAACAGGAACACCGAACGGAGGCGCGGCTTCACCATCGTGGTGGGGCCGCGCTTCCGGCCACCATCCGCCAGGAGCGTCACGCCATGCCAACGTATCCCCAAATGACCCTGGCGGAGATTCGCACCGCGGCGCGCCAGCGCGCGGACATGACCGCTTCCCAGTTCGTCACGGACGCGGAGTTCAATAGCTATATCAACAGCAGCTTGGCCGAACTGTACGACCTGCTGGTGACGAACTACGGGAACGATTACTTCGCCACCACCGCGACCATCACCACGGTGGACGGGGTGGAGCGTTACCCGCTCCCCGCTGATTTTTACAAGCTGCTGGGCGTGGACCTGGCCATCCAGGGGACGGCCGGAACCCCCAGCGCCACGTACGTGTCCCTTCGTCCGTTCAATATGACGGAGCGGAACCGGTACACCACCGCCAGCGTGCAAACGTGGGTGGGTGTGACCAACATCCGGTATCGACTAAGCGCCAACAGCCTGTGGATTACTCCCACGCCCCAAGCCGGCCAATCGCTCCGCTTGTGGTACGTGCCGCGCGTGGTCGCGCTGGTGACGGACGCGGACGTGGCGGACGGTATTTCCGGGTGGCTGGAGTATGTGGTGGTGGACGCCGCGATAAAGGCGCTCCAGAAGGAGGAATCCGACGTGTCCGTTCTGCTGGCGCAAAAGGCCGCGCTGGTCCAGCGAATCAACGGCTCCGCCGCGAACCGCGACGCGGCCAACCCCGCCACCGTGGCGGACACCCAGTTCACCAGCGGCGCCTGGCCATACAACGGCGGCTTCGGTGGTGGCTGGTGGACCCCGTAACAGGAGAACAGCAGCATGGCCACCACCCCGAACATGGGCCTAGTCCTTCCGGACGTAGGTGTGACGATTGGCCCCACCTGGGCATCCGAACTGAACGCGGCGCTGGAGTCCGTGGACGCCCACGACCACACGAACGGGGCCGGCCGTCCGGTTCCTGTCGCTGGCCTGGACATTGACGCGGATTTGTCCATGGCCGGCCACGGCCTGACGAACGCGGACCGGCTCCAGGTGGTGTCCCAGGCGGCGCCGCTGTCGGCCACCACGTTCCCGGTGGGCTTGTACGCGGTGGGCGGGGAAGCGTATTGGAACGATGGCGCCGGTTATCAGGTCCAGCTGACGAACAACGGGTCCGTGGTGGGCGCCACTGGAACCATCACCGGAATGTTGGCCACCACGTCCGCGGCCTATAACAGCGGGTCCGATTCTTTTATTTTCAGCAACGCGGGAACGCTGTCCGGAATCGAAGCCGGTTCGTTCATTCTTCGCCAGGCGGCGGCGCCAGCTGGTGCGGCCATCACCGTGGCGGCGCCAGCGTCCGGCGTGATTGCGTACACGCTCCGGGTCCCCGCCGCCGCGCCAGCCACCGTGGGCCGGTTCTGGTTCGGAACCGCGGCCGGCTCCACTGTCACGTCCACGTGGGTGGCGCCTGACGCGTCCACGGTGGAGGTTTCGGGGACGACTCTCCGCGCCAAGGTGGGCGGCATCCTGGGGAACCAGGCCGCGTATGCAGGAAGCCCCACCGGCCAGGTGGCGCTGGGGACGATTACAGGCCAGGCGACGCCAGACAATACGCGCGCCACCGTCACGGGAAACCTTGGCCTAGGAACCATCACCGGCGGGTCCGCCGCGTTCAGCGGATACTGGCGCGCCACCGGCAACATCGCCACCGGGACCATCACCGGCGGGTCCGCGTTTTTCGGCGGATATTATGCGTCCGGAAACATCGCGCTGGGAACCATCGTCGGACAGGCTACGCCATCCGGAACCGCGACGATGGCCGGGAACATCGCGCTGGGGACCATCACCGGAGGCACGAACGGTTTTGGTATCCCCACCGGAAACATCGCCGCGGGAACGATTACCGGCGGCGGCTTTTTTGCGTCTGGAAGCGGCTGGCTGCCCGCTGGAAACATTGGCTTGGGCGAAGTGTTCGGCGGCATTTCGGGAACATCGCCCACCGGAAATCTGGCATATCGCACGGTGGCCACGGAAAACCTGGCGGAACTAGCTGTCACCACCGCGAAAATCGCGGACCTGAACGTGACCACCGCGAAGATTCAGGATGCGAACGTCACCAACCAAAAGGTTCTGGCGTACAACCTGGAGCCGGATCGACTACAGCCGCGATGGGGCTACACCCAGCGAACGGGAACGCTGACGGTTTCCAGTACGTCCTACACGTCGATTCATTCGCTGACTACTTCGTGGAACGTGGCCGGTGGAATACTTCACGTTCGTGTTCAGCCAAGACAGGACGGCGTGATGGGGCAAATCTACACCGCCACCGCGACCATTGACCTGAAGTTAGAGGTGACAATAAGCGGAACCACGTGGACGTTTATTCACCAAATCAACCCCGTGGATTCAATGGGTGGGCTTCCGGTGGTTTATGAACTGCCCTTGCAAATCGTGGAGGGCGGCGCGCCGGCCGCGATTGCGTTTTTTGCCAAGGTAAACACAGGGAGCGCGTCATTTATTTCCACCCAGCTGTTGGCGTTCCAGGGGAACTAAACGATGCCGCTCCAGCGTCAAATCGTCGCGCTTCCCCTGGTGGGAGGAATCGACACCAAAACGGACCAGAAACAAGTGGCCATGGGGAAGCTGGCCGAACTGGAAAACGGGACGTTCGGCACGCTGAAGCAGCTACGGAAGCGAAACGGATACACCGCGCTTCCGCGAAAGATTGCCACCGCCAGCGGGTTCGCCCAGCTGGAGAGTCCGGTGGCGCTGACCGGATACCAGGACGAACTGCTGGCCGTGGCGCGCTCCAGTGTCACGCCGGCGGAGTCCAGGCTGTTCAGTTACGCGGACGGCGCTGAATCGTGGGTGGACAAAGGCGCATTTACGCCATGCGATATCGAAACAGCGCCGGTGGTGAACGGAACGGTTCAGCGTCGCGGTGGGGATTCCACCACGCTGGCGTCCGGCCTTCAGGTGTACGCCTGGGAGGAGTTCGACAGCACCACGTCCACCCCGCTGGTTCGATACGCGGCCGTGGACACCAGCAGCGGCCAGCTGGTCCTGAACAGCGGCCTGGTGGCCACGAACGCGTCCAAGCCGCGGGTGGTGAACTTGGACGAATCCGCGCTGGTGTATTTCATGGGCGGGGACGGCCGCCTGTACGTGTCGGCCGTGTATCCATCCCTGGGCGTGTCCATCGGCGCGCCGGTGGTCCTGACGGCGGCATCACCAGGCACCACGTCCACGCTGTCCACGGTGGCGGCCAAGCAAAATTGGGACGTACGCGTTCAGACGACGGTGGACGGTCCCCGCTTGTTCCTGGTGTTCGCCAATGACGCCGGTGGCATCACGCTCCGCGTGTACGCGTCCAGCGCCATCGCGGTCCAGCTGGCCCAACAGGTTCTGGCGGGATACTCCCCGGACGTGGTGACGGTGACAGCGGACACGGCCGGCGTCCTGGTGACGTTCGGGGTGGGTCCTTTGCTTTACACCGCGGCAACGGATGGCCAGCTGCTGAACCCTTTTCCAGCCTTGCCCACATTGGTTGTCGGGGGTGTTATCGCGGCCACGTGTGTCCAAGTGGGGACTGTTAGCGTGGACGCGGCTGGTGGGTCCTCCCGGTTCCGCACGTGGGCCACGTGGCGAGACAACGCCATTCCGCTCCGCGTGTTCACCATCGTCCTGGCGCATGACACGGGGACCAGTTCATCCGCCGGATATATTTGGTCCACCGCGCTGGTGTCCCAGCCATGGGTGTTTCAGGGCCGCGCCTTCGCGGCGCTGGCGTACGTATCGCGGACCACCGGCGCTGTCCTTCCGCTCCAGAATCAGGTGGTGGTGGTGTCGGACGCCACGCCGGTGGACGTGGTGGCGCGCGTGTTCTACGGAACCGCGGACGGCGCGCGCTCCACGTTCGCGGGAGGCGCGTCACACGTGGCGTCCGCGGTGACGCTGGACGGTTCATCGTGCCGCGTCGCGGTGATGGAGTCCGGAACGGTGGCCGCGGACCTGGGCGATTTGCGGACCATCACCGGCGTGTCGTCCATGGTGGTGGATTTTCAGGGCGCGCCGCTGGTGGACAATCGTTCGACGCTGGGCGGTTCGCTGGTCCTGGGCGGCGGCCTAGCGTCCCAATACGATGGCGCGTCCGTGGTGGAACTTGGGTTCCTGGTGTGGCCGGATGAAGTCACGGTGGCGCTGTCCGGCTCCGGTGGCGGCTTGTCCGCTGGGCAATACCAGTGGGTGGCCGTGTACGAATGGACGGACCAGCAGGGACTGTTGCATCGTTCCGCGCCATCGCTTCCGGTGACGGCCACGGCCACGTCCGGCCAGAACGCCACGCTGACGGTTTCCAACC